CCAGATGCATATGCACTTGGCCAAACAGAATAGCGAGACTTAACCTTATGATAGCAAGCATCTTTCTTGCCTTCATCAACCAAATCACCTTCTGGTTCAAAATGTGCTTTATCCAATTCAACTGTAGGTTTTTGTGGTCTTAAAACTTTATCAGTGTTTTTTAAGTAATCTTGAACTTTTTTCTTTCTATCTAAACCAGGAGTAGAGAATACAGACCTTCCTTCCTCGTCAACCAGTTCACCTTCTGGTTCGTAATGTGCCTTATCTAAAGTAATTACTTTTTTCTTCAAGTTCTGCTGTCTTAATTTTTCAATTTCCTGAGGAGTTCTGCAGATACCGTCAGCACACTTAATTATATCCATGGGACCTGTACCCCAAGCATCGCGTTCAGTTACAACTTCACCTTCTGGTTGATATGAGTTTCCAAGTTGCTGCAGCATCTGTTTACGCTTATTAAGTCTATCAACTAGACCACCATCACCTTGTCCCTGATCAGATTTTTTCTTTTGCTGTCTTAATTTATTGATCATATACATCCCACCAGCACCAATACCAAGTGCAGCGCCAGCAGCAATAGCGGGAGCAATCTCATCAAGTTGCTCTAAGTCTGCTCTCCAGTTTGAATAAGATGCTGATACCATTTTTGCCGGTCCTCTTCTATTGGGATTTGGATCTTCTCTACGTTTCTTTTTTGCTCTTCTTTCTCTTTCTTTCTTGCTCATGTTTGCTCGATCATCAGCATCACGGCAAAATGGTTTAGTTTTTTGTCCTGGTTGTTTAGCACATGGTTTTCCATCGTACTTACCACCTGCTTGAACCCAACCACCACCCTTAAACCAGTCGCGGAGCGAGTAACCTTTGGACTTAGCAGACTTACCGTCGCGTTTTTCAGCAATGAATTCTTCATCCATTTTGTCTACGTAACCAGCAGCAGCGTCAGTGTCGTGTGCGGTATCAGTAATCTTTGCTTGCATCCAGGCAGGAATATCTTTTTCCTTTTTACCAAGTGCCTTTCTTAACTTTGCAATATTTGTTGCCGACTTTTTGAGTTGGCTTTGCGCCATTGCAACTTCATGATCACCACCTTTGGCTTCGTTCATTTTTCTACCCCGACAGTGTGCTCTCTGGGAGAATCCTTTTGGATTATCGCAATCGATGGACTTTTTATACTTTGCGCTCCACGCCTCCGATACTCCTCCGCCATTAGAGCCCCCATCAGACCCCCCATTCCCATTTCCATTGCCATTTGCACCATTTCCGTTGCCATTCTTTTTCTTGCCTTCAGTCTCATCAGAAGATTTCTCTTCTTCTTTTTCTCTGCGGAGCCAACCACCCATACCAACGATATATCCCATAGGGATTTTTTTACACTTCTTAGAAGCGTAACAATAGTAGTATCCCTTTTTACAGGACTTTTTCGCCATTACTTGGTAGTATCTTCTGTATTATTTAGAAAACCTTGTTTGAGTAGTTTGGATAACTCACTTGTTGAACCAACAAACAAAGCATTATTTGTAACGTTATTGGGACCTTTCTTTGTATTATCTTCTTCTAAATCTTTTACTTTCTTCTGGAGATCTGCTAACTTATCAGTAGTATCTGCGACTGACTTAATTAATTGACCCGCAACTTCGTATGCTCTAGGACTTGCACTTTCTCCAGCAAGTTCCATGATTCCATTAATTGCTTCCTGACCTTTTTCTATAAGAGAGTATAAATTTGCACGGGTATATTCATAATCCTTACTTATATCATCCTTTTCCTGTTTTGGAGGAACAGGTTTTATTGGTTTTGATTCAACAATGCTACTTTCAATATCAAGTGCGTTGTCAATGGACTCATAATTATCGCTCATGGTTATTAAATATCAGTTTGTCTAGTTGGACTGTAAGATTTGCCGTCCCCTAAGAACTTCCAATCTTCATCAAATCCAAAGTCATCTCCAGGTTGAAGAAGAAGATGATCTGTATTATCAATTACACCATCATTATTTCTATCAACTTTTGATGTTGGAGTAACTGTATAACGCATTTCACGCTTAGCAGTCTTACGATCAGTGCTGCTATACATATCAACCTGAACCTTACGAATGAGTCCATCACTGCTATCAGCAATAGCACCAAACAGGTATGTTTTTGCAGTAAATCGTAAAGTATGAATTAATGCTCTTCTAGTATCAAAGTTTCCTTCATAATCATCTTGGAAACTAATTGATTCAAGAATAATAGGAATATCTCTTTTCTCTCCAATTGACTCAACCAAGTCAATAGTTAAATTAAAGTGAGGTTGAAAATATGGTAAAATCTGTTCTAAAATCTGAAGAGAATCATCGTTTAATTTGGACAGAATATTTAATTCAAATCCAATATTATATGGAACAGGCATGAATACTTTCTTTACCTTGCTTCCATCATCGCAAGTTTTGAAAGTTTGAACTAAACTAGATTTTCTAGTTGAATCATAATCAATAGAAGTCATTTCAAATGACATTCTGGGCATTGTGATTTGAACCGCTTTGTTCAAATCTGCTTGTTGAGTAATTCTTGCTAAAAACTTTTGACTTGGACCATATGCAAGAGGAACTTTTAAATCATTAGCAGCATTACCCTGCCCATCAGTATGACGAACATGCACATCATTGAACAGAGTTCCAAATGCGATGATTGTCTTTCTAATTATTTCGTGATAAAAATAATTTCCTAGCATTAAAATGTCCCAAATGGATTGGATTCAGTAAAATCTAATAAGTTATCACCTAAGGATTCAAACTCATCGTTCTCGGTATATTTATCATATGTATCATCATGTGTATAAACCTGAACCATCCAAGAGGCACCAGAATCTTGTCCAACGACTGTTTCTCCTGGGAAAAATCCACTTGGTACAGTTGAACCAATTGAAACGTTAGATACTTTGAGAAGAGCATTATCATAATCCCATTCTTTGACCCTACCTTCAGCCCTAGATCTTTCACCTCTAACAATCTCATTAAATATAAAGTTTCCTTGTGCTGAAATAACTGGAGGATCTGAAATAGTGACTGTTGGTTGAGAACTATATCCTCTACCAGCATCTTCAAGTAGAATTGCATTAACAACATCATTACCAACAGTAAATTCGTTATTACCAACTCTTCTTATGGATGCAATACCAACAGCAACCGTAGAAATACCACTTGGAGTTGGTGCTTGAATTGTAACTGTTGGTGCGGTACTGTATCCAACACCACCATCACTGATGTTGATTCTCATAACACCCAATCCACTAGTGACGAGACTTGCTGTTGCTGCAGCACCTGCACCACCGCCACCTGTAATTGTGATAGTTGGCGCTACAGTGTATCCAGCACCAGCATTTATAATGAGAATTTTCTCAAGTGATGTAACACCACCTCTAGTAGTCAGGAAACCAACTGCTTCGGCATTATCACCAATCTGACCAGTTGGAGATGAAGTAATTCCAATGTTTGGTACGGAAGTATATCCAGAACCATCATTATTCAAATGAATCTTTTGAATATAACCACTATTAACAGTTCCACTAATTTGTGCAATAGCGGTAGCAGTTCTTCCAGTACCAACTAAATTGAGTGTTGTAATGAATCCTTCATCCTGAACTTGAGTATCAATTTCTTGTATGGATGTATCAATAACTTCATTTTCATATTCGAAGAGTTCACACTTGAGTTGAAAAACGTAATTTTTACCTAACTGATAAAAAGGATCTTCATGTTCTACAAACTTAACTTCAAATAACCTCTGCCCTAGAGGAAAATAAATTAGATCTCCCTCTCTTGGTCTATTTGGTGTTGGTAATTCGGATGAATCAGTGCCATCATCCTGTCCCGCCATGAATGGCGCGATAAAATCCTCAAATCTCTCTTTAGAGATAGTAAGCATCAATTCGTCTCTTACGCTTACGCCAAACTTTGTAAGAATATCCCCTGCACCAGAATATCCATCAAAATTATTTACATATGCTTCAATTGAGAAGTTATCATCAAATTGTGAGGTTTGAACTTCTTCAATAATAGTTTTTCTATTTACATACTTTCTTGGTATATACGTTACTTCAACACCATGAAATTGTAAGTGCTCGTTAACTAGATCTTGGACTAATCTCTGCTCAGAGGCAGTCCCTTGTAGAAAGAACGGATTAAGTGCCATTATCCAATAAAGTCGAGGGGTGGTAACTCAAACTCGGACATCATTCTTGATCTGATGTCTGCGAGTTCTGATTCTGCTTGTTGAAGAATCTCTCCACCATTCAGTTCAATACCACCTGGAAGTTTGACTCCTCTAAATTTGCTGAGGTTTCTTCCCCACTGTCTCTTAATTAGAGCAGTAAGATATAGTTTCATAAAACTGTCATTATAGACTTGAGTAAATGTTTCTGGATCAAGTGCTCTATAACATTCAAGAACAATATATTCATCTTTTGGTTGAGAACCCCAATCAATATCAAGATATAATCTGTCCTGTCTCTTATTAAATCTAATTTGCTTATCTGGAGTCAATAAGAAATCAATATCTTCAAGATATGTTTTAGTCATCGAATATTGAAGAAGTTCAACTGAGTTGAAATAGTAGAGATCATTCAAAAACAGTTGATATTTAATACTAAACATTCCGCCAGAAATGGAACTAGTATCAAACTTAAAAATCTTTTCGACTCCAATTACAGAGTCTGGAACATTGATAAAATTAGCATTTTCATACCAGGTATTGCTAAATCCACCTCCAGTTGCTGTGGTTCCTGTTACACCAGTTCCACTTGGGGGAGTAGCTTTACCTCTGTCTATATCATCTTGAGTAATCTTGTACTTAAGATACATTTTTTCAACACCGTCGTAATGACGTTCGTTGAAATATTGTAAAGCATCATCAACTAAGTCATCAATCTGGTCATCATCCACGTTGATTTCCAACACTGGAGCACCAAGTTGACGTAAACAGTAATCAATCAGTCCTTGCCTAGTTGATGGTTTTGCCATATTATTTCTCTAATTGTGCCTTAAGATCGGCGTTTTCTTCTAGCAAAGCATCAAGTTGTTCTTTATAATCTTGAGACAGAGTTGCTAACTTTGCCTCAAGAAGAACGTTTTGATTTGATACTGTTGCTAATTTAGAATTATAAATTTTAATCAGGACATTCACGTCCACTTCAGATTGATTTTCCATTTAATGTCAGAAGGTACCCCCGTCGAGTGTTGAAGTCCAATGGGGTTTGTTAGTATATATGTCGGTGATTGTATTAGGAGTTGAGGCAAGGTTTGAAATGAAACCATTAACACCTTCTCTCCTAAGGTTGGTTCCAGTAACAAATGTTCCTTCAATACCAATCAAACTTACAGTAGTTGAACCAGAAACACCAGTTTCAACAACACCATAAGCACCAGTTGTATCTTGTCTGATAATATCACCTGCAGAAGCAGTAATTGCTACGCTAAGCACAAAATCTTTCTTTGTAATAGCAGTCAAGATTTGCTTGGAAGCAACAACTGGAGATGCGACAGCATTTGTGGATCTCTGAAGACCAGTATCATCAAAATAGACGACACCACCAGTAGCATAATCACCAGACTGATAATAGATACCTTTGATATCCAGGAAACCTTTGGTTCCCGTAACAACGCTATTAGCAATAGCAGCGTCAGGAACATAGGTCCACCTTCTGCTATCGTCTGCGTGAGTTCCGTGGTTATCAGCGTCCGCCGCACTATTTGCGATGGAACTGTCGTCCATACCAAAGAATCCAGTTTCATTATCAGCAACACCACTTCCACTGTTATATGCGAAAGAAATACCTCTATCAGTATTGCTATCGTATCCGTGAGTGATAGTTACTTGTGCTGTGGTAGAAATACCAGCAGTTGTGGCGTTATTAAACGTAATTGTTTTAGCGCCAGTGTTGTAAGAACTGATTACTGTAGCGGCAGCAATACCAGTACCAGACAGAGCGTCTCCAGTATTAATACCAACAACAGAGTCCAGAGTCAGAGATGTAACACCAGAGTTGGCGTCAGCCATTACCGTTCTGGTGCTTGTAACATCACCAATATGGAAAATTGGATCGTTTAAAGTCTTAGAAGTTGAGTTAACAGTAGTGGTTGTACCATCAACTTGAAGGTTGCCTTTAACAACTACAGTACCTTCATTGCTAAGACCATCGGGATATGGATCCAGATATAAAATATCAGTTCCACCAGACAAGGTAGAAATGATATTATCAGCAATCTTGACTTGATCAAAGATTGAATGTCCGTCTGCAGTAACACCACCACCAACATTCAGATCTTTCTCAATACCTACACCACCTTCAACGATAACTGCACCAGTATCTTTTGAAGTGGAATTGGTAGCAATGTTAAAACGAACATCAGCACCTGTGAAGGTTAACTGATCAGTTCCATTTTCATCATACTCAATCTTGGAGTCTTTTCCATCACCAAAAGTGACGAAAGTATCATCAGGAATCTGTACTTCACCAGTTCCGTTTGGATCAAGAATAATATCCCCATCAGTATCTGTTGAGGAGATAGTATTAAGATCAATTCTTAAGTTATCTACGTTCCACTGATCTACTTTCAGTGATTCTGCACCACCCAAACCAGAGTTGGTTGCAGGTGCCATGATGGCGACAACACCTCTATCTTGGTTTCTGGTGTTGTGTGCTGCTGCTGGAATGGTACCAGGAGCGTGCTCCATCATGGAGGTATAATAGTGACCCCCTATTGGATGGGCATTAGTGCCGTCATCTCCAAGGAAAACTCTATCTTTATATTGGTTAGTTCCACCGAAACTACCGATACCAGTTACATATCCAAGTTCGCCCCATTGTAATGTTGCTGGTTTGTTAGTACCAGAGGATCTTTTGATCCTAATAATACTTGCCATTTAGAAGTTTCCCCCGTTGATGTCTAAATTCTGAGTTGCACCTGGTGTAAGTTCCAACGTTGCTTCCCACTTTTGGATAGAACTGTTGTATACCAGAACCATTCCATTCTGCAAATTACTTGCACTAACATCACTAAGTTCAGCCAAAGAAAGTCCTTGGGCACCAGCAAGCGAAGATATTACTTTTACTGCAGGTTGTTGACCTACCCTGACTTTAATATCAGCCATTTACGATGATTATCAGGAATCTAGGAATTATTTATATTCCTTCAAGTCCTAAAGTACCTACAACTTCTTGTTGTTTGAGATAAAGTTTTGCATACGACTTAGCAATGTCTTTCAACATACTTACAGAATCGCATTCATCAATTTCATTTGCAAGTTTCTGATATGCAAATTGCTTGGAGAGTGCTCCAAGTTTTATGTCATCTGGGTCCATTAGTAAGCTCCTTTAATAAAGATTTGATTTCGTCAATATCCTTCTTCAGTGTATCAAGTTCTTCCCGTTCTGTCTGCCTCCTTTGCTTCATTTTTTTATATTGAGCATAACCGGAACTATCAGTGTTAATGATAGCTCCTGTATTTCTATCTCTAAAAAGATTGCTATGCCCCTCAACAGGAATTAGGTCTTCTTTATCCATATCAAGCAAGTGCGATTGCCCTAAAGTCTTTCAGTTTAACAGGTGTAGATTCATTTGTCGAGGACATAACAATCTTAATTGCAAAAGCAGTAAACTGATCGACATTATCAACAGAGAACTGATATTCCGAGAATGAGTTCTCATCACTTGTATTTGGTGGTACGAAAGCATCTGCTCTACCACTGTTCTTATTAGGATCAATGACTCTATCGCCAAAACCATCACCATCAGTATCAATCAAGTTATCATATCCAGGGAATGGAATGAACTTTTGTGCAACTCCACTAGAGTCTGCCTTAAAGAGTTGATAAAAGACTCTGAAATCAGCATCATCTTGTCTGTTAGCAGCAATAATAACTTTCAAGCTAGTTGCTGGTTGTGCGAGAGAAATACCCTTGGTAACAAAGACTGCACCATGAGGATCTCCATCAATATCGTTGCTTCTAGCATCAGAAACATAATCATCAATTGGTTTGTTAGATTTGTTTCTACCAAGAACAAATGTTGCGTTTTGAGTATCCATCATAGGTGACAGATCCTCATTTGTGGTTTCAAAATCAACTCTCAATGTGAGTGATTTATTATCAGGCATTTCGGTAAGCCTTGCCTTTTCATTAACCTCAGAAGCAACCATTCTAGGTGTTGGGAATCTCATCACTTTATTCAGGGTTACTGGTTCATAACCTTGATCAATAAACGATGTTTCGTTACCACCAGCACTAGTACCAGTAATAGTTCTTACATTGCAGGTTGCTTTTGTTCCTTTACCAGGTGTAATGATATTAAACATAGGATCAAGTGAACTAAACTGATAGTTTTGAGAAATACCAACAGTATTTCCACCAAATCCCTTCTGTGCAGTGAAGTTAACCATACCACCACCACTGCTTCTATCAGTAGGAGCAAGGAGAGTACGATCAAATTCAATGTGATAAGAATCAATATTAGAATTTAGAGTATTATAATATGTGGATGGAATATCATGAGTTCTATTGATTCTAGTCAGTGATACACCATTTACCTCATATGGTTGAATTGGTGTATTGATGCCATGATTTGTCTTGGATGATCCATCGACAGATCTAGCGTTGATAGACAGAGTTCCTGCAGGTGCAGTCGTTTCACTAATTCCATTGTAGGAAACAATCTCATTACCAAGAAGAGCATATCCTCTAGATGTAGTAATTCCTTCGAAAGAAGCAAAGATTGTTGTGTTTGCAACAGATACCTGAGTGCTATTTTCAGTCAACTCTGATGTTGTTTGAGTTGTAGCGGTATCTGGTTCAATATCAACAATTTCAATCTTATTGTTTCCACCGTGGTGTGCGTGATTCTGTTGCTTAATGCGGAAGACATTTCCAGCATACTCATTACCAATGAGTGTGGAATTTGCAGAAGCATCAGTATTAGAATCTGTTCTAGTAGTTGGATCAGTTGGATCAGTGAAATAGTAGATGTCCGAAGTGTTGGTGAAGTGCTCACCTTGAACATCGGTCAAATACAGAGTATCAGTTGCTGCATTGATGGAACTAATTGTGAATTTAGCACCAGTTCCAGTTTTTGTTATTGTATTACTACCAATGCTGGCAGTAGTAAGACCAACCATTTCACCAGAGACATATCCAGATCCGTTACTTGCTAAAGTTGCGCCAGTAACTTTACCATCAGCATCAATTGTGATGTTTGCAGTTCCACCAGTTCCCTTTCCACTAATTGAGAAAAGTGGAACACCGTTGACAGTTCCTGCTGGGTTATTACCAGTAACTGCTCTATATCCAATACCACCTTCATCAACTTCAATTCCTCCTGCTGCAGCACCGAAGTTTTCAACGAAACCATTGACTGTTGATCCAGTTGAACCTTGAATAACTTTGGTTCCAAGAGCAACAGCACCAGCAAGTGTTCCAGTAATAGGAAGTTTCAGTTTTCTTGGGAGACCTTCAACTGCATTTTCATTGAGAGCAGCACTATTAGTTCCTTTAGGAGTAATATCGCTATTATACCAATTTACAGTACCAGACTTAACGAACTTCGCCTTATACAGTTTGAAGGTAAGATCTTGGAACTGAGATGGAGTCCAAATTGTACCATTCTGAGACTTAAAGAGAGATCCACCAATGTATTGCTTGGTAACAACAACATTCTGAACATCTGGGAGACTTGTTGTTCTAACAGTCTTTTTACCCATAGTTGCAGTCCACATCTCATATCCATCAGATGCAGGTGAAAGAATAACGATAGCGTACTCTTTTTCTGCCTCAAGGAATACTGGGGATGGGAAACGAACTCTTGTTGGAACAGGTTCGAATGGGTTAGCAGTATTGATATTAATATCTTCAGGATTTAATGCAATCTGGGTATAATCTTGAACCAAGAAGGAAGTTGGAGTTCCAAGTTCCATAGTTCTAAGTTCAACAAAGACCTTAGCACCAGGATCCTTAGTAGCAAAATACAGATCAAATGAAGTCAGGAATGCACCTTGACCATCCACAGTGAATGACTGTGCGAGTGGGTCTCTATGTGGTGCTTTGACCTTAATATCAATTTCAGTCTTCCTTCTAGCAGGTTTGGGTGGGTTTCTAACAGAAACTCTACTAGTTTCTTGTGTAAGAACCGTTCCAGAACCACTATATGTTCCAAGTGCTTCAGATGCAAATACAGTTGAACCAGGAAGAACAACAGTATTAGGTGGAACTGCAGTTACCTTGACAGTCTTAGTACCACTCTTGACTCTGGTAGCAGGTTGTGGTCTGCTATTTGGATCTCTGAAGAAGAAGTTAGCAACAATATCACCCCAGTTATCGGAGATCAACTCTGCTCTGGTAATTTCACAAACAGCACCAGAAGTTGTACCAACAATTCTAAATCCTTTTTCAACATATCCAAAATACTTTTGGAGATTAGCAAGAGATCTAACACCAAAGTTAATCAACTTGGAAGTTGGGGAATAACCTGTACCAGGAGCAGGTCTATTTCTATCGTAAGGATCAACAGTATACTCTTCAACAAGAACTGCAGGTGATCCTAATCCAGCACCGATGTCTGGTCTTGATGTATCACCAAACTTATGGTTAGGTCTTTGAATTCTAATGAATCCGACCTTTCTGCCGTTAGCATCTAAGATATTTGCATCTTCGAAGACAGTAAATGTACCAGAAATCATATTGATTTCACAAACTTTTGGTACAACATCAACAGTTTGGCTATCAAGATACAGATAATGCTTAGAATATGGTCTCAGACCATTTGCATTGAAGTAAACGTTTCTAGAACGCATCCAAGGATCTGCTTCACCAGAGATTTTTACATCTTCAACATAGTTAAACTCTCTAGAAGGACCTGTAAGTTTTGGTGTAAATTCAGTTTTAGTTGTAATTGTTGTTGTAGTGTACTTTCTAGTTCCTCTTTCACCTCTACCGCCACCTTTTTTGTAAGTAACACGCTCAGTCTTTTTATCTACCTTTCTGGTAATCTTTGCTTCTTGCTTCCACTTAGCACCAGTAGATTCAGTTCTATGGTCATCAATGTAGATAGTTCTTACCCAGTTATCAGAAGCAGGATCAAGAGCAACTGCACCCTGGAAGACAATAACATTGAATGGGTTGACATTTTCAACATTAGTTGCGTGTGGTTGATCTAACCAATCAACCTCTTCATACGCCAGAGTTAGCATATCGCCAGTCTTCTGGACATTTGAATCAGCAAGTTTTAAGTTCTGAGTCAAATCTGCTGTAGTTGGATCAATACCTGGATCTAATGCTAATTCTGCATCCATTGACCAGAAGTCAACTGGTGCAATACCAGTTGCTCCTTCCTTACTAATATCAATGGTAGTAAGACGAGGATCAGCAAGAGACTTATCTCTAAAGTCAGAGACAATAAATCCACTCTTGAATCTATCTAAACCATTAGCATCAGTAACAGAAAGTGTCTTAGCATTGAGTTCCAGCATTGTAAGACTGGTAACTTCTTCTAAGTTTTCAATTCTATCCTCAAGTTTACCAATATCTCTCATGGTAAATCTTCTGTTGTCTCTCAGAAGAATTTTTGGATCACTAGTAGCATTATAGAGATACTGAGGGAGAGCAATCTGTGCAATCTCCATAGCATCATCAGCAAGAATAGGTGCTTGAGGAATATCAGCAGGTTCACCCTTAATAACTTCTACTTCACCTTGACGATTGATAGTAACAAGATCAATTCTTGGGAGATAGTAACTATAACCGAAGAATGAGGTTTCATCTGGTTTAATTACAAACTGGAATCTTGATTCATACTGTCTGGAACTAAATCCGAATGGAGATGCAGTAGTTGTGATATCAAATGGTTTGACTCTTGGTCTAAAGTCAATCAAATCGCTAACACGAACACCATTAGGGAGAGATGGGATATCATCTTTGAATCTACCTGCTCCGTAAGAAGTGCAAGTGAATACATCACCACTATTACCGGAAGCAACTTCGTACTTATCAAAGATAATTAACAGTTGCTTATCTGGAGTTGGAGCACCAGGTCTCTTGATAATTCTGGAATAATCACAGAATTCGTGCTGATGACCATCATCTAACCTATAATTAGCAGTCAGATTTACATAACTTCCTTTAGTTACTTGCTGGATAACAATATCAAGAGAAGAATCTCCAAATTTAACATTTTCACCAACAATGAAGTTATTTGTGTTTCTAGGAACATAGAATACTTCGGTTGCTGTTGCACTAACAACCTGACCAACTGCTCTTCCGTCTTTACCAGTAATCTTTTCACCAATAATTGCATTTTGATCAAGTGATAATCCAGTAGCAAATGTCAGTTTATCGAGAACAGGTGCATTTGAATCAGTTGATTCATAAATCGCACGGACATTTACAACATCAGGAACATTCAGAGAAATATCATTATCTTCAATTCTTGTTCCATAATACTTACTATTGGTAAGACCATTGAGTGTCTTAGTCTTTTGTGTTCTAGCAACAGTTAACTGTTGACTTCTGATGAAGTCTTTAGATTTGTTGGTAACAGTTCTCTTGGAAAGAGTTGCAATAACAGTTACACCAGTTTCAGTCGCTCTACTTAAACCATTGAATGTTACTGAATTACCACCATCATTCAGGCTAACCATACCAGAAGTAAGTTTTTCAATTCCACCATCATCATAGTGAATTGAATATCTTTCAGCGTCAAATGTTTCATAGAATACGCTAGTGATTCCTGCTGAGGTATCGATAGCATCTGCAACAGTAATTTCCATACTATTACTGGCGACTGCTTTACCAGTAATCTGTTTGGTAATTGTTAACTGCGCCCCAGAAAGATCAACTGATGCAATATTTTCAAAAGGAAGCGGAGAATAAAGTCCAGTAGAACCAAAGTTGATGATTCTAGGAACCATCATTGAGAATGTATAGTTTCCGTTAGTATGTGTTGCTCTGTAAACACCACCAACTGCTGTTGTTGGTGTTGTTAAACTAATACTGGTTCCATCTGCAGCGATTGCGCTAATATCAGCATAAATTGGATCTGCGTTTCCATTCTGATACTTAATAGTTCTTCCAAGTTTGATACCAGTATTTCCACTGAAGAATCTTCCACCAACTTTACCAGTTCTAGTTGTGGTAGATCCGCTGATATTCAGCATATCAGTCTTAGCGAAGTTGGGAAGTGCTACTTCGTGAAGAACTGTATTTGCAACAAAGTTTGTCGCAATATTATTATTCAGACCATCAGAATCTTGGAATACTGCTTTGATATCTTCTGTAGTATATACGGTGATATCTTTGATACCTGTTTGGAACTTAACCTCTTCGTTGATAATTACTTGCTCACCTTTCAAGAAAGTTCCTGAAGTTTGATTTAACTTATAAGTATTGCTGCTAGATTCTGCAAGGAAACCAGTTGCACCACTAGAAAGACCTCTTACAAATGAAGTCAGTGGGACATCAGTTTGATTGTAGGTATTACCAAGAGTCAGTTCAGTAAATGTCTGAACATCATAAAGATACAGATCCCATTCAGTTGCAGCACCCTTGTATGAATCATCAGTTACGCCAAACCAGTAAACTCTTGCCTGACCAATTTTGGTTGTAAGACCAGCAGTTGCTTGATCTGTAATATTAGTTGTACCTGTGTTATTTCTTCTTTCCTTATACAGTTCAATAATATTATTATTAGTGGTGTTAGAATTACCTGTATCACCAATGTTGATGTATGGAACACCAGCAACATTATTAACTCTCAGGAGACTTCCCATTACAAATGGGATCTGAGATGTTGGAACTGCTTTAGTAGTTCTTGGTTTCTCAACATCAACTACAGTTGATCCTACCAGATCAATATCATATCCTCTAACATAAGCAGTTCCAGCAGAAACCTTAACTGCCATGAGATCTTCGGAAGGTGTGTTTCCTTCGTCAGTTACCTCATCAGATCTAAACAGACCACCATTTCCAGTCTCATTGTTCAGTGATTCTGATGTCTCAACGATGAAACTATCGATAGCATAGTCACCAGACTCATCAAATGTTCTCTTCGCAAAATAATCTCTAATTAGATTATAGTTAGACTTATTCTGTAACTTCTTAATTTCACCTTCGTCGATTCTAACAAGCTCAACAAAGTTAGTATCTTCAAAGTCTGTAAGTTGCTTCTTAGCCAACTTCAGACTAATCTTTAATCTATCTGCACCAGGTGCAGCATAGTTTGTAAATCCTTTTGCATTATCGTTGAGATCTGGGTCTTCATCAGCATTGATGATTTCCTCAACAATGTCGAAACCAACTCTGAACGATGGAGCATTATCATATGGATCAAGAACAATTTGTGAGTTCTGAACATCAACAAATGTTCCTCTGATAAAGTAAACACCCTCTGCAACACCTACAGCGTACCCTGTAGAGACTGCATTTGTAGTTACAAGACTGAATACAGTATCACCCTCTACAAGCGTTGTATTGCCGTATGAGACATTCTCAAGCAGTTGAATGGTCTCACCATTCAGGAACTCTACGGACTCTCCGTCAGCAGCACCATCAAGATACTTAACAAACAGAGTGATTTCTTCTATACCCAAATCAGGTGGGAGAAGATATCCTTTAATAGTACCGACAACCTCAGAAGTTACACCTTTTACTTTAGTACCCTTACCAGATACAATAGCATCAAGATAAACACTAATATCGATGCCCAGATGATCTGGATTGACTTTAATTGTGGTGAAGGCATTATCACAAGTGATTCCACCAGGAATCACCATAGAACCCTCTTTGAACATGTGACTTCCAAAGGATTCTATCTGGTTCTGTAAAATTGACTGAAGACCAGTTAATTCTCTTGCCTGAACTGGACGCCCAGGTTTGAATAGAACTTTATAAAAATTATCGTCCTTATCAAAGTCATCATAATAAGGACTTACGTTGAGGTTAGTCTTCTGTGGCATTTTTTAGAATTCCAGTACTATTTTTAAGTCTTCTTTTTGGCGTGCGTTTCTCGCAATACTTGCTCGGTTATCCAGGAAAATAACATCCCCTGATCCTTTATTTATTTCAGGAACCGCCATACCTCCTGTGAAGTTAACACCGAGGTTAATCAGTTTTGTTCCTGTTGGATTTGTACTAAAACCAGCAAATGCAGTATCAATAGATCCTGTAAATGATGAAGTATCTCCAGAAATTAAAGCAGAAGATGACTCAAAGTCATATGCTCTACCTCTTGTGGAGATTCCAGTGTAATCCTGAGTATTCAGTGTTGTCTGATTCAGGAACAAAGATCTATCTTGGAAATACTTGAGAACCTTTGTTTCTTGGTCGAAAGAAGCAACATATCCAAATGCTCTTCCATTTCCACTATCAACAATCTGCTCAATCTTTTCACCAACCTTTGGAGTCCCTGTGATTGCTGAGAACTTGAATGAATTCAAACCATTAAAGTTTTCCTCATAGAAAGTTCCACTAGTTCCAACTTGAGTTGGATTCTTGATAATAGATACTTGAGCAAAACTAGTATCTACTGGGAAGTCTTTATCACTACCATCAAAACGAGCGTAAACAAGAACCTTATCAGTTCCTAATTCAGTGTAGATATCATATCCATGTCCCTTTGATGGTGGGATGATTGGAATAAGGTGTGCAGGAGTTCCAGTTGAGTTTGAGTTAATAGCACCTAAATCAACCATCGCATAACTATATCCCTTACCACCAGTTGTTACAACTGTATTGGTAATTTTTCCACCAACTACATCAACTCTTACTTTACCACCAGATCCATCACCAATGATATCCATCTCTTGACCGATACCATTAGCATAGTTTCCACCACCATCTTGAATGAAAACTGTTTTGATTTGATTATCATTAATATCAGAGTCTGCCGCTTCTCTAATTGATCTAATCTGTGGATCTGTTGAAGTTCCCCAGTCGTTTGGAACGGTAATATATTCGGTAGAATCAAATTTCACAATGTCGCTTGGACTGACTGTGAAAAGATATTTCCAAATATATCCATCACCACTATCACCTGCTTTAGATGGTTCTAAATCAGTAAATCTTGGTTGATCCTGAGAAACATTTCCTTTAGGATTGTTCCCTGTAGAACCATTCTCAATACAAACATAAACTCTGAAATCCTCATTCATCACATAGTAATTTGCATCATATAATCTAGATGCATTAGTCAGAGGTGCTGGGTTGAGAATGCTGTAATCATTACGATACATTTCATAACGATTACCTTGTACGTAATCAATTCTGCGTACCAATCTTCTAACATTGGAACCAGTTACACGTCTTCCAAACATGGCAACATCACCAGAGTGGGAGTTGTAATCTAGGTTATCAATGGGGGCAGGTGGATTGGTATTCCAAGTATTACTCCTTCCATATCCAACAATAGTTGGGTTAGGAAGACCTACAGTAATGTAATATGAATTCTTTTCGTCAGAAAAAGACTCAACAAAATTACTGGCATTCAGGATTCTAAATTGATCAGTAACAAGTGCGGACATTGTTATCTTTTTTTATATATTTATAGGAGATTATCAGGAGTAAAAGGGAAGATCGTTATCAAGAATCAGATTGTTGTTAGCAACTGGTTTTCTGGAACGAACTGCTCCAGTCTTACCTTGACCAAAGTTTCCTCTTCTTTGAATTGTTGGGAAGGTTGAAAGACCTGCATCAACAGTCAATCCAGTAACACCAATAGAAATTGGTGAACCAGTTCTTTCATTGTAATTGTAGATTCTTCCCCAAGAAAGCATTCCAAGAGAAGTGGTTAATCCTGCTTGGTTTTCATCAAATCTTCCAGTAGAAGTAATACCAGTAAGATCTGTAGTTGAAGTAACGTTACAAATAATTTCACCGTTTGAAGCAAGACTTGTAATGGAATCCACAACGTAGATATTATCCAGGAATGTAGTTCCAACACCAACAACTGCGGCATCGGAGTCATATACTGAAACAGCACCTTGACCAACCTTTGTATCAAAAATTGAGATTGGATATCCAGCAACAAGATCTAAGACATCAGAAGCAACTTCCGATTCTCCACTTCTACCATAATCTTTGAGTCCAACGAAGTTGAACTTAATCGCTTTTTGACCACCAGTTCCAGTAGTTTCACTGATTCCAGTAATAATTCCACTGAATCCTTGAACATTGGAGACTTCTGAAATAGTTTCAAACTTAGCAGTAGGAATCTCAGTGATTACATTTGGAGCATTTGTACTCGTATATCCGAGACCTGGGTTAGTAATAGTAGCAGATGTGATTGTTCCATTTGTAGCAATATTTGCTGTAGCAGTTGCTGTAGTTCCAATACCAACACCAATTACCTTTGGAGCAGAGAACTTAATCTCTGTTGTAGTGCCAGTATATCCAGCACCAGCATTGGTTACAGCAATGTTTGAAATTGATCCAGCAGCATCAACAGTTACATTGAAGTCAGCAGCACGAGGTTCACTGTGCTCAACCATAAAGGCATCAAACTCAAATGTGTTAACATTGAGATCATAAATGATTTCATCATAATCGAAGAATTGTGCATTATCTACAAAAATATTTGTAGAATCTACATTTACATCTCCAATAACCTTTGCGGTTGGGAAAATCTTGGGTTCCAGTTGATCTCTTGTCTTATAGACAATATCACCTTTGATGAACTTATCTTTCTTCTGCTTAGTCCAGCTGAATGGTTTGAATGTATTTTGATTTACACCAGGACCTGTGTAAATTGGTGTTTCAACTTTATCAGAACCAGCAATTTCAGCAATTGTTCTAGAAAGTAACTGATCAACAGTCTCTTGGAACAATGGATGTTTCTGGACAAACAGATCATCACCAACTTTCAAGGTTTCTCTAACGGTAGTAATACCAACATCAATACCTTGCTTACCAACGTAGAAGAATATGTCCACCTTATCATTTTCTCTTGGTGCTTCAGTAAATACGAATGATGTACCACCAGTGAACTGATAAGCATATCCTGGAGTTTGAAGAACACCATTGATGAAGATTAATAGAACAGAATCAAGATCAATAGCACCAGAAAGTGGATTATTTGGATCGATTTCAAAACTCAGAAGTTCGCCATTATAGAACAGTGGGAATCTCTTTCTACTTCCATCCTGATAACCTTTGATGCTATCAATATAATCCATCTCACCAAAGGACCAAGAAGAGAAGAAGTCATTGAAAGTTTGAGTAATTTCAAGTTGGAATGGTTCAATTGGTGCATTATAATCTTTAGCAGTTACAAGACCAACAACTTCAACAATATCACCAACATTGAAGGCATATCCATTTCTAGTAATCTTGAAGGAGTCAATTAAGAATAAAGTTGAACCAATACCAACATTACTTGTTCCAGCAGCACCAACAGTAAGATTGAGAAGCAAGTTCTTACCAGTTTCTGTTGTAGCACCAACACCAAGTCTAGAAACTCCCCTTACAGGCATATTTTCATAAACAGGTTCTGGAATCTCAATAGATGGATTGATGTATCCAGATCCACCATTTACAATGGTAAACGCAAGAGTTCCACCAACACCAACTGTTGCTGTAACTTCAGCACCAGTTCCTGCTCCACCACCAGGACCAACATTTACGGTGATTGTATTGTCAGTGACTGAAGTGATTGTAAGATCAACACCAGATGCTGGATCAGTGGATCTTGGATATGGATGCTCGGTAAAGAAATCATCTTGAGAGCATCTGAAGATCAATGAGTCATCAGTAATAGCAATCTTGTCGTTTGCTACGAGTGGGTGATTTGTAACAGTAAGTTGAAGTACTCCAGTTCTGGAAGTATACTTTGCTGCGGTTGGTGTATGAGTAACAGCAGCGGTAACAGTGATTGTTCCGACCATATCAGGATGGTTAATACACTGATAAACATAAGTTCCAGCAGTGTTTGGTGTCCAGGAAACTGTACCTGTACCATTTGAACCATTATTTGTAGCAGCAGGTGAACTTACTGCAGAACCACCAGCACTATCTCTTATTTCAAATGGGTGTCCACCACCATAAGTGAGATTGAAATTGAGGGTATCCCCAACTGCAACTTCGATTGTAATATCGTTTCCAGAAACTGCACCAGTTCTATCAGTACCAGACAATGTGTAATATTGATTACTAGGATCTACACCACTTACATTAATGTCTACAACCTTCTTACCAGTTAAGGCATTTGCTACTGCTCTTTCAAATCTATGGACATATGCGAGGTCAGTTACAGCAATTGAAACTGGTTCTCTATAACCAGATCCATGATTCAGAGAGAAGTGCTCATATACTTCACCACTGTGATTATAGTGATGTGTGATTGAACTTGTACCAACATTTACGGTAAGTTCAGTAGCACTGATAATGTCATGAATATCGAATGAACGATCATGATCTGGGAAGATAGTGGTCGTAATTCCACTATATGCTGGAGTGCAAGTGAAATGTAAACCAACTAACTTGACTCTATCACCTGTCTGAAGATTATGTAAACCTGAGGTTTCAATTTCAAGAATACCAGAGAATTTATTGTAAGAAGCAGTGCTGATAGAAACTGGATTAGTCCAGGTATTAATTCCAACAATCTCAGTTAAAGTTCCACTGGAGTTCTTCTTTGCCTTGACTTTTGCACCAACAAGAGGTGCATATCCAAGACCAGGAGTAGAACCTAAGGAAACAACCAGACCACCTCTTGGAATTTGGTTTTGGTTGATATCAAATTCAGATTCAATATAAGAACCATCAGTTGAAGTGATACCTGTGAATACTACACTAGAGATTCCTGCAGCAGTATCTTGCTCAAACAGGTAGTTATTTCCTGCGTTATTTTCTGTAGAAGGAGTCTGGAATACTCCATTGATAAACAGAATACCATTTCCAGGTGCAACACCTGAGGTATTGATGCCTTCAATAGTTGTGGTATAAGTCTTGCCGATGCCGCTGAAACTATCAGAGATATCATCAAACAACATATTTTCAGCATAATCAGATCTCAAGAATGTTCTTCCAGAGAACTCTGCCTTCACATAAGGAAGATTAGACTCATTTCTTCTTGCTCTGCTATTACCCTTTGGAGGATCAACAAAGAAGACCTCGTTCTTAACAATGTTGATAGATCCACGGAAGATCTGTACATTTGCTCCATCTGTGTGAGATGTAGCAGCGGTACCAACGACACCTCTAACAACAGAAACTGTTGGGTGAGTTGCAATACCACCAGAAGCAATAATACCGTTGATAGGTCCAAGAAGTTGACCGTTAGCATTAGTACTAAGACCAACTTCAACAACCTTCATGTATTCATCATCAATCTTCAGAAGATCTCTTGGTTGAATGGATGAAATACCACTAATATTGAATGTAGCAATACCTGCATTGATTCCACCGTTGTTAAAAGCAAGATCGTGGTTGATTGGTGTAAAGGTGATTGGTTGCTGAACAATACCATCAAGAGCAATAACAGTCTTAGTAAGTTTCTTGGTAAACTCAAGTTCGTGAGCATTTCCAAGACCAGCATCAGTGAATGTTACAAATATACCTGCTTTAGCAAATTCTGGTGTAGTTGCAAGTTTAAAACTATCAGGAGTAACTGCAATTGGATAAACTTTTTCTGGAAGTTTATCAGTTACAATGCCAGCATAGTTTGCAGTCTGACCAATACCCATAGCAGTTTGACCAATTCCACTGAATGTGGATTTTGGTGTATAAAGAAGTTCTTCACCAGTATTGAAGAAGTGATTTGGATATGTAAACAGACCAGTTACATAATCAATCTTGACTGTATCTGAAGGATCAAACGGTTTAGTATAAATTGGATCACCCTGGTGAGTCAGTTTGAAGTTGACTCTGTTTGCTCTCAATCCATTGAGACCATCAAAAGCAGACAGGAAGATCAGTTGCTTAGAAGGACCAAACTCCAGAGGATTTGGTTGATTGTCAAAGTCACTGAATCTATAGAGAACTTCACTAAAGGATTGTGCTTCAACATCATATCCAGCATCTGGATAGAAGTTCAGATAGAACTCAGATCCATTGACTTGTCCACCAAATGTTCCAAGACCAGTTGTATTATTGACTGGAGCAAATGGACCAGGTGTAACAAATGTTTCCAGATCTTGATTATTGGACATAATCGTGACCTGATGAATTGCAGATGTTTCTCCAGCAGAGACACGAACAACTGAAGACGCTGATGCAATATCATCAATATCGTAAGTTCCAAGTCTTACAACATCTGTTCCATATCCAACTGTAGATTCAAGTCTTGCACTCTTTTCAGATCCTGCTGGTTGATTGTTCAGAAGGAAGCGATAAGTTCCAATACCAGCGGTAGTTGTACCAAATCCTACAACATTAGCACGAACATCATAGACTACGGTAGAAGATATGCCGCTATTGGTAGCAGTCAGAGAAACAATACCCGCATTCGCATCATAGATTGTTCCAAGGATTCCAGTTTGAGTTGCACTATAAGAAAGATTATTAGCATCAAAGTAATACTCACTCAAATAAGTATTGTCTCCATCAAAATCAAGTGTTGCTTCGATGTAATTTACATCTGCACTAAATCTATCCGAAATTTCAATACTTGCAAATGCTCCATTGAAATCATTTACATTGAACTCAGCAATAGTTCTGGTGCTAGTAGCAGTACCAACGCTACCAATACCAGATACAAATGAACCAGTAATGTCCACCGTACCAAGCGATTCTGTTCCAATTCCTGTAGAACCTGCAGGAAGGGCTTGATAAAGATATGTTTTTTTGAGGATCTTGATGTCATGATCAGTATCGTATGGGTCAGTTGGATCGAAAATTAAGACCTTTCTTCCAGTATCGTCAATATCTGCACGGAAAGTACCAAGCAAACGATCACTGAAAGCAGAATACTTAGTAAAGAGGTAAGTATTCAGAGTTGAAGATTGTAATACCAGTTCAGAAACTTGAATATCGCCAGTATCTGGATCAACAATCTGAATCAAGTATCTTACATGATTATCAATGAAATCAACTTCTTCAAGTTCTACGAAAATATCTTGGAATCCTCTACTTGAGAACTTATTACTAATATCATCATGAATCAGAACTCTGTTAGTTCTACACTCAGTGAAGTCTGTAAGTTTTCTATTTTGAATCTGTAAGGAGTTAGACTGTAAGAAACTGGTGATTCCGCTTTGTCTAGGATCATCATCAATAGCGTTATCAAACATATTGATTGTATCAACTCTCTTTTCAGAGACAACATCAAGAACAACAATTGATGTTGTAGATCCTGCAAGACCTACAGTTGATCTTCCAGTAGAAGTAATACCAACATCAGCAAAGTTCTTAAGACCTGCTGGGTGAATTATACTGTTAACTGGAGATGAAAACTCACTCCAAGTAATTGGACTCTTAATTGAGTAAGAAAGATTCTGATAATAGTCATTATCTGGAGTAACTTGATAGTCTTCACTAATCTTACCAATGTCATTCTTCCAACCAATATCAAGTTTAGAAGCATAATCGATGTTAAACTTAGCTCTCTTACGATCAACATCAATTACATCGGCAACGGTACCACTAACAATACCCTTGATCTTGGATCCTTTTACCAAGTTGAAATCGCCCTTGATCTTGATATAGTCATCTCTAACTAAAGCAACAGAAAGATCGGTGTTAACATAACCACCACCAGCATCCACAAAGAGTGCTTCATTGATGATAAACTTAGATCTTTCTTGAATTACTCTAATATCTGGATAATCATTGCGGTTAACAATGGTTGCATATCCAGACTGGAATGTCTTCGCAATACCTGGATTGGTTGTAAGACCAACTCCATCTTCACCAACAACCTGGAAAGTCAGTTTTGCTGGACTAGTGTCTTCATACTTGAGAACCTTGAAGAACTTGTAATCATAGTCGGCGGAGTTATATCCATCCCCAGAATCAGACATTTCAATGCCTTCAACGAAAACAGTATCTCCTGCTGCAAACAATGTAGTTGTAAATCCAAGAATTGGAGTTGTCAGTGTACAAGTTGCAATACCAAAAGGACTGGTTGTCATTGAGACAATACCAACACCATTTGAGTTATTAACAGAAATAATTCTGTGTGGTTCGGAATCTAAACCAAATAGTGGAACAAGTTGTTCAATTTCTGAAATTGCACCATTTGGAGCACTTGCAACTAAAGATGTTGAATCTACAAGTGTATTTGTAGATTCGTTCCAAACAATCAGATCTGGATCCGTCAGGTATCTTGCACCTGGATTTACAACGTCAAAACCAGTGATTGTATCGAGGTTGTCGATCTTAACAATTGGTGGAACAATTGCTTCTGGTCTCAGAGTCTTATCTGAAGGGTAGTCATATCCAATATCTCTAAATCTTATAGTCTTGATTCTTCCGATCGAAGTTGATATTGCTGCAACATTAGCATTGTTTCCATCAAGTGTAGTAACATCAATCAGTTTTGGAAGTTTTTCATAATTGAATCCTTCAGAAATGATATCAACTTTTCCAATAGATCCATTAAGTGCGCTAGCAGACTTGGTTCTATACTCTAACTTATCACATTGTTCAGGAAGATAATCTAAAACGAGAGGTAACTGTGATGGAGAAATATTAAATACTGTCGATCCAACTCCAAATACATTATAGGTTCCAATATACTCACTATCAACATAATTAATTTCTGAATAATGAATTACATCTCTATCTGCAGTGCTAATGTATCCACCCTTCTCAACAGCGTAGTAAAGTTTAGATGGTACATTTTCGGAGTAATTAATTGTAAGAGAAGCGGTACCAGCAGTTCCAATACCAATGGAACCTACGCCGACAACATTGAAGTCTCTACTATCATAAGATGAAATATATTCATTGATAAACTCATTCTCTCTGTAAATCTTAAGTTCATATCCACTAAGAGATGGATCCTCTAACTTGATTTGAAGATCACTATTTCTTGTTACATTGATTTGTGGATTAATCAGGGAGAACTTATGATTGGTATCACCAGTTCCAACAATATTAATAGACTTTTCAGTTAAAGGATTGCTCTCATAAAGAGTCTCAGCGAGTCTAAAGGTACTAGAACTATCTCTAATTACATAATATGATTCATCCGCAACAAGTCCTTCTGCTGCTTCAATGGATTCATAGAACAGTTTATCACCAGTCTTATATCCATGATCAGGAATTGTGATGGTATTATTTGCACTACTAATACCTGTTGAATTAATTCCTGTAGGATTGATAAGGAGAAGTTTCTTATCTTCATTATATGCAGCAGTTGCTGCTGCAGTTGTTCCAAGACCAACGATAGTATTGGGAACAAGATTCAACTTAATAGTATCACCTTCTTGTAATCCATGAGTAGCACCACAACTAATCTTAGTGGTGATCTTAGCAAGATCTCCAGTTAACTCATCAAATGTTGTTGTGAGACTGTACTCAGAGTTGTCACTACCAGCACTATAGAAGAAAAGACCATTTCCAGCAGTGGTAAGACCAACTTGAGTGGTAAGACCAATATAATCTCTACCTTTATCAATTACATAGAGTTCAGATACTGCTTGAGGAATAAAGAATGTGTTTGTATTGCTATCATCATTACCAACAATGATTTGATTTACTGCTGGATTTCCAGACTTAGCAAATTTAACTTTTTGACCAGTCTTAAATGGATGGTTTGGTACACGAATCTGTCTCAGCGGAAGATTAACTGTTACCTCAGTATTACCAATATTGAAAGTTCTATCAATAGCAGCACCAGCAGTCTGACCAACACCAACGGACTGTTCTCCATTGAAGAATACTACTTGATTTCTCTTAGAACTAAATTCTTTAGTTTTTACTGGAAGTGTAATACGATCACTGAAAAGTTCGAGTCTACTACCATAGGTATGTGCAACACCTGCTGCTCCATGTCTCTTAACTCTTAGAACACCATTATTGAAATCATTGAGAATAGTTACTTCTTCTGTTCCAAGAGAAGAAACGATTTTCATTGTGTTTCCAATGGAAACATTATTGAACCTTCTGGAAAGGAAGATATCCTCGTATCTACCATATGGTGTGGCGGTATAACCCGTCATTGTTCCTGCAAGAGAAACAACCTCTGTACTAAAACCAACCTTAACAGATCCTGCAAGAGAGATTACAGATGTTGATAGTCCAGTAATAAGAACAGTGTCATTATTAAAGACATCAAACCCAGGAGTATTATATGCAGATACTTGCTTATCACTATCCCACTCAAATACAACACCCTCATAATTTTCAAGAGTTGTGTTAACAGAAGTGATTGCAACACCAACTAGTTCAGATACTTGTGCTCTGAGACCAGCACCATTTGTTCCTTCACTATCAAAATTGACTCTATCACCAATACGATATCCAACACCACCATCAATAACATCAACGCGATCAGCAGTTCCTTGAGATACTGCCTTTACAAGACTTATCTGATCGGCACTTTCGTATCCCTCATTAATGAAATCATAGTCCGCTCTAGGACGATTTATATTGTATGGGAATGTATTTCTAGAAAGATTTGAATTATTGAAGTCAAACTTATGATCCAACTTAAAGTTCTCTTCAAGAACCTCAGAGCGATATGTATTTCCAATAAAATATGGATATTCAGGTTCAAATGCAGCAGGAGTTGGTGAAGTAATAGTTGTAGTTACACCTACAAAGTAAGCATAGATTCCATCTGGGAACTCTGGAGTCTTACCAAAACGACCGTTGTGCTTATCTAAGTCTCCACTTCCAGTATATTTGTAGTCTTGAATGAAGAATCCATCAGCAAAGTCTGGTCTATCTTCAATGGTATTAGGTTGAAGATCATAACTGGTATCAAGAATTCTTACACCAGACTGAATATTTTCTGGATCTGAGTATGCGAAAGGTCCATAGATTGGATTTCCATCATATGCCCATCCAATGATTGGTGAGTGGTTACTATCGAGTGGTTCAAGATTAGTTGCAAGATCTTCGGAATATCCATAGATTCCATACACAAGAGAATCTTCTTTATCGTTCTTATAAAGATTTGAGAAGATCTTCTTAGATTGATTCTTAGAGAAGTCTGAGAATCTTTGTGCATCATTGATTTCAAGAGATCTAACTCTACAATCAAACTTAGCACCAAGTCCTCTTGACTTTACATAGATGGATGTTGCATTTGTACTATATCCAATACCTTCATTAATTACAACAATATCATCGATTCTACCATTAACCATGACAGGTCTAAGTATTGCTCCAGTACCCGCAGGACTAGAACCATCTTCAATAACTAGCTCTGGAATAGATACATAACCAGACCCTTTGTTTAAAATTTGTACAGCAGTAATTCTTCCATTATTAATGATCGGTGCAAGTTGTGCTCCTTCACCCTTGGTAATAAAAATGCTTGGTTTCTTGTGAAGATTTAATGTTGTAGAACCATATCCAATACCCGATTCATAAAGATATGCATCAGTGATTTCTCCAGTAATCAGTGGGGTGAATGTGAATGTTCCAGTCGTTCCACCAAAAGAAACGTTTGCAGATACTTCAATAGGAGGATATTGGAAAATATGGTACCCACTACCAGCGTCTGTAAGATCAACATACTTGTTTCTTACACTATCTGTAGTGACTGTACCACCAACACCTACATTGATTACTCTAAATGTATCTGAGTCGATCTTTTCAATTTGATATTGATCTGTAGTATTCAGTCCACCAACAGTGTTTCCAGTAGAAGAATAAACAACAGTCTCACCTGTCTCAAATCCATGGTCCTTATGAGATACAGTATTGTAGACTGTAGAGATTCCAGATGCTTTTACTCTTAACTTTCTATGAGTATATCCAGAACCAGGAGTAAGAACTTTGATCTGTCTAAGGTTATTAGTAGCAAGAGTTCTAAACTTATGAATACCACTAGCAGATGTTGCAGTAGAAAGTCCAATAGTGTTAATACCTACACCTTCATTAAGAGCATCTGCTTCACTCAGGTGAAGTTTAACTGTCTTAGTATTAACTACCTTAACAACATATTCGTCACCACTGATTAAAGTTCCACTGATTGTATTATTAATATCGTATGCACTTCCAATAGAAATTGGATCATTGTTGTTATGATTATAGACTAGAGTCTGACCATCAAAGAAATTGTGATCCTCTAAGAAAGTAATGGTCTCTTCTGCAATATCAACACCACCACCAAGAGTTCTAGCACGACTATCAAACTCAACTTCTCTAAATCTCTTTCCAGTAATTGGTTCTAAAGTACATCCATCACCATTTCCGCCAGTAATACTTACTGACAGAACATCTTCAACGTCAAAAGTTTGTGGATCAACAAGAACTTCTTTTACACTACCAATGATGACTGGTTCTACAAGTGCAGTTACAAGACCTACAGTTCTTCCTTGCCCAACACTAATTGTAATTTCGGGTGGGTTGATTACATCATAGTCCTTACCACCATTAAGAATTTCAAATTTTTCAAGAGGTCCAAAGAAAATTTGATCCCTAGATTCGGGACTGCTAATTTCAACACCATCAACCAGCACACCAATGTTGCCAAGATTTCTGGTTATCTCTTTCTGTTGAGAAAGTGTCTGTTTGAGTGGGAACTTTCTAAGAATATTGTTCGAAGATAGTTGCTTATCTTCATGTCTTTGTAAAGTAAATGTATGAGTCCCACCTAAAGAATTAGGTATGAAACGAACTGGTTGTTCTCCATCTGGATATTTTACAGTTATTTCTGTCTTTAATGCAGATTTTGATGCATATAATTGAACTTCATTGGATTTGATTACTTTAACATAGTAATACTCACCAGAAACTAATCCAGAAAGTGGATTATCGGCAACGTATTTGATCTGATCTCCACTGATAAATCGTACTGCACTAGGAAATTTAATTGTTTTCCAAGTCTTCAGTGCATCACTATACCCACCAAGGTTTGCTTCAAGACCATTAGGTATTGAAGATTCAATAATCTCATCAACAATTTGATATCCAGGTAAAGAATGTGATGCTACATATCCAAAAGATTCACTATCATCGGTGTAAACGTTGAGAGCATTGGCAACATATACATCATTTCCTTCCTTGATAGGTGCTCCCAGACTCTGACCCTTGATCAGATTTCTTCTAATGCTATAAGATTGTGTTGAGACGGGTGAGAATGCGGAGATATTACTAAAACTTACTTCTTTACCATTAATTGAAGATACTAGAGCACCAGATCCATTAGGTGCTACAACATTACTAGATCCAATAAGAATATCAACAGTGTCACCAACTCTCAATTGTGCCTTATCGACATCTTCATAAAGGAAGAATGAACCACCCTGAATAGTTTGAACTTCAAATCTAGCCTTTGTGTTGTAAATCCAAGAGTTAGCGAATACTTGCTTATATGTTCTATCGCTATCTGGATTGAAGATTACCTCACCAATATTTCTTACAGCAACTTCTTCACCAACTTCCATCAGTGGAATATCTTCTAATGCCTCAAATTCTGAGAGAACACCAGTGATACGAAGTTCACACTTCTTACTTGCATCACCATCTTCATATCCGAATATAATTTCATCAGATCTAATATCATCAGCAACATTAATAGTTGCAGTAATTCCACTACATCCAAAGAATTGATTAATACTCTTGGAAGTATACGTGATTGTATTGCTTCCACTAACAATAGTTCCAGACTCTGGGAAACCGATTGTAGAGTCTACAGTGATAACAGAATCACCAGGTGAGACAGATTCTAAGACTCTTGAGAATCCAGGAACAATAAAAGTTCCTTCTACAAGATCTCTATCATTATATCCAACAAAGAGACCGAGTTTGTAAAAAGATTTGGTATCCCTAGTGAAGATTTCTACTTCAGAAACAGAAGCATTTGTGTTCAGATCACTAGATCTAAAAATAGTTTGACCTTCCAGACCAAAAGGATTACCAGAGATCTGCTCAGCGACCACTACCTCCCTTCTGATATAGTCTGCAGAGGATGGTTTGATCAGTCTACCCTCTAGGTCAATAACCTTCGCTGTGACGCCGTAGAGGACCTTGAAGAGGATAATTACAGACTCTTCAATACCTTTAGACTGATAGAAGTTTCTAGCGTGCTTAATGAAGTTAGCAACGTTCAAATCAGATACAAAAGTCTCTTCTTCAAATCCAGGAGTAAATGCTTTCTTTAAACTCTTATAGAACTGCTGTAAGAAGAGAGCACTAAGGTTTTGAATCTCTACATTTGCATTATGAGAAGCAGCAGCAGTGTCTTCAAAGATGACACTTTGGCGATTCGTATTTACAAAATGTGCCTTTGTACTATCATCAAACCCAGTAACGCCACTAAAACCACGAATACATCCAGTAAACGTGGTATCAGTCTTGCCAGTGTAAGTGATAATTTCATCACCAATCTTCAGGAGACCATAGTCATCCGGATATCCCTTCGTTGAAGAGACTGTGATTGTTGTATCTGTTGTACTAATAGCAGCAGACAGAGTTGCTTTACCGACAACAACCTCAGGAATCAGATTATCTAACTTGAGATAACGATCAAGGTTATCTACCAGGTCGATATTACCACCCTGTGCTTCTTGGGAGATATAATATTGTCTGAAAAAATCTACTGCCTTTGGAAAATCGGCAACTAAGAATTCGGGAAGTTGGCTCTCAATAATTTTATTGAGTTGCACTTTCTTCTCAAAATGCGACATATCTTATTTCCTCTGTAATACTCCGTTTGAATAACTTGAAGTGTAGTAATCTCTTGTGAACGAAACGCCAGAAATATCTTCACCAGATGCGATAACATCTTTAACCATATTTATCGTGCTACTTGGGATGTCGAATGAAAGATAAAGATCTTTGAGTCCCACAACATCATTCGATTCTGGGTATGCTTGAATCTCAATAATATCGTTTGGTCTTTCTGTTTCAGTGATATTTACAGTAGTAAGGAGAACTTCACCCTTCTTATAATCGACAGTTCCTGCTTCTCTAGCAACAACTACTCTATTGCCCTGTGAATCGATCTTAACGATAGAAAGAATACCAATTTCTGTATCAACTGGAGCATCAGTCAGATATACAAGTGAAGGTTCTCCAGCAATCCTGAATCCAGTTGACTTGATGTTCAATCCATTTGGATTGACATGGAATCTATTACCAAAACAAATCTCATACTGAGCAAACTGGTTCTTAAGAACCTTCATATCTCTTCTAATTCTCACCTTTGTAATGTTAGAAGTGATGGAATCCTCAACACGATCAATAAGTTGCAGGACTTTACTGTACTTGAAGCGACCACCAAAGCGATTCATATCAACATCTTTGGAATAAGTCGTCAAAGCACTAATAACATTAGTTCTAAGGTCATCAACATTAGATACCTGACTATTGTTGTAGTAGACTGTTGAATCAAGTTCAACATAAAGAACTTTGAGATCAACAATCTTCTGGTTAATACCAGCGATTGAATATTGCTTGATCTTATTCAGAATGTTCTGCTTATCGAAGTCAGAAACATATGTACCGTTCTTAGGTTTAATACTGATCTGTACACTACCAAACTGTGGAGGTGTTAATTCTTCACCACCAACCACTGCAACGGATTCTGTATTAGGATAAACTGAAGCAATGATTGCTTCATAGTCTCTAGCAGTAACCGCTCTGTACTGTGCTGAATAGAGTCTAGGAGCGAAGTACTTGATAGACGATAAGTTCTCTACTTCACCACCGTTCTGTGCCTTCTGGACGGTTACAACGGGCACTGAGGCGCTAGGAATGACTCTAATTCCACCTTCATCAACAAAATTGCCTTGGAAATCAAAAAGTGAAGGTCCATTACCTGCTTCACCATCAGTTACGATGTAACTAACAGTCACAACAGCGTTATTTTCTAATTTTTTACCAAAATATCCATCACCAAACAGCAATTCATAGCGTTCTTCCTGAACTTCTTGAATTAGGAAGATCTCAGAGGTCTTATCAATGTTTAAAATGTTATCAACCATCTTAAATTCACGCCCTAAACCAGTATCATTGATACCTTTGACGTAAACTCTGATGGTTGAAGTGTCAATATTAGGATTATCAAGGAGAAAACGCTGATCTTGTGCCGTATTGACCAAGAATTGTGTAGAGAGCAGCGATCCTTGAAAGATTTCTATAGGATTTTCAGCAGTACCGAACTGTGCAACGCCATTATTGACGATGGCAGTGATAGATGCAGGTATTGAGAAGCGATATGAAGTGTTATCTTGAGCACCAATGCACGTTAAACCCGATTCTAAGGTCAATGTAGCAGCATTACTAGTGGTTGGTACTGCGAAAGTAACGTTTGCCTTAGCAGCAGTCTTAGAACGTGGTATATAACCAATGTTTCTGGCATGAGAAACCACGTTTTCACGAACTGTAGCACCATCCAGGAAGGATTCATTGACTACAAGGTTCGCATTGAAAGCGTTAATGTAAGTATTGTACGCTAAGGTGTCGATTAGAACTGAAAAATTAGATCCTTCAAAGTCAAAATCCGTAAAATTGGAGTTAGCGCGGAGATAATCTTTGATTTGAACCTTAATTTGATCAAAATCTAAGTTAGTAAACTGTGTAAAAGGCATGTCTTATCGCGTTGCCTCCAATATAAAGGAGAAGGCTTGAGGTGGAAAGTCTGAACCAACGATATCAAAGAATACTTTTACATCAAAACTATTTCTATCAGGTTGAGGATCAACTTCAATCTTTAAATTTTCAATTCGATCCTCATAAAATTCAACAGTATTCTTAATTTGGTCTTGAATTACGGTAGCAGTACCATAATCAATAAACTCAAAGAGGGATCCACGGATATCAGTACCTAATGTAGAGTTAAAGAATCGTTCAGTTGGTATTGTTTCAACCAAATTACGTACAGATCTAATGATTGCACGTTGATTAATTAACACTGGAAGGTCCTTCGTCACAGGATGTGGATCGAAGGCGAAACTAATATCTTTAAATGCTCTAGAAACCCTCTGAGAAGACATCGTATGGGTAGGATTTTATGAATTTATTTATACCCTCATTCCCGATTTTGTTCTTCTTTCGTCAATTCTTCAGGGTCATCATTTGTTTTATGAGGCATTGACCAATAGTCAGTAATTAAACTCCTAGTACCATGTGCTTGGAACATATAGTCTTTGTCTCTATCGACAGGTGAGTTACCCATTGTGCTCCTGATCGTGTGAATCAGAACTTTTATAGGGGTTTCTATCCCTCATCGGTATTTATTTTCTCCTCCTCTTCCCGTTCTTTAGCAGTCTTCCAATGGTATTCATCTTCACGACCCATACCAAGGCGTTCAAATCCATTTTCAACAGAGTAATATTGAGTTGATACCTTAAAATCAGGCATCTTAGGATCAACAGGAGTCAAACTATTATCAAAGATCCGTAAACGGTTATTAGGATAGAGAGCGTACTGTCCATTATCCAGTTCAATTAAGTTATGAGACTTATGTTCTGCTGGATTTTCACTAGTTGCCCAATCAACATAATCAGGGTCATGATGATAATTGTCAATTGTACAAACGTAAGTACCTTTTTGAATACCATGATCTCTAGTGTAGCATTCAAAATCCATTGAACCAATAAATTTCTTATCAACTGATACAACACCATAATCCATACAATTCCAGAATTGTAGGTTAGGTAGATTCATATCAGGTGTTGGTGTTTCTGGATCTGATACGAAAGCACTAATCGGCAATTTATCATACATTGCCGCATATTCTGGTAAGTAGGTTTCAAAATAAAAAGCGCGTCCAGGTATGGATTTAACCGATACCCAAACGCCCTTTACAAATTCGCCATGACCAAATTGATGATCAGTCAAATATTCTTTACGAACCCATACTTCCATTGAAGGAAGATTAGCGATCAAACAAGCCATACATTTGTTTATATTCTAACAATATGTATCACCGACCTTGACCGCGATAACGCTTCTTAGCACCATTGCGAGAAGAAGCGGTATATTTCGTGTTTTTTCCGGATCCTTGACGAGTCTTCTTCGGTTTAGACTCGATCATCTTTTCGCCAGAGAGACCGACTTTAGAGCGTGCCATAATAACTTAGTCTTCCTTAGTAATGGTTGTAATTAATTCCGAGGGATTCGGAGACCCAGAAGAGTAGAAGTCCTCCGCCAGGTCCATCATTTTATCAAAATACTCCTCTTGGGTCAAGCCTTCAGCAAGTACTTGACCATTATGAGAGATTGTATAGAGTTCCCGCGCACTCATCAGATAACGCGAGTCTTTTCGTGACCAACTCTGATACGAGGATCACACCAAATCTCAAATCCTGCTTCCTTCGCATCAAGACAGAAGGATACATCCTCTCCACACATGTCCTGTACTTCACCAGATTCAAAGACCTGCATCTTAGGTGCAAACCATGGATACTTGATCTCATCATGCTCAAAGACACCATTCTTGATTAGCAACCATCCAAAACCTGCATAGTCAACAGTGAAGGGTTTCTTACGCTTCGCAATACTCTCCAAGGTCTCATGGTTCATAACACCACCATTACCACGGAAGTCTTCTTCATCCATCCAATGAGCAACACTAGTTGTCTGACCATCTTCAGTACAATACCAACCAGATGCAATGTCCTTATCCATCAATACCAATTGATAGAATTTCTCTACATTGAATACAATATCACTATCAATCCACAATTGATAATCATACTTTAACTTACCATCCCATGGTTTCTGATCTGGTCCACGCAATACATTAGCACCCAAACACTTACAACGTGCAAAGTTCACCATAGACGAATAGTCTTGTGAAATCTGAATACTTGCTCCACATTGTACAAGATCAAAACAAAGTTGTACAAAGTTCTTCAAATACGTATATGATACTCCTCTACCAGGTAGACAGAAGACTACTGTCTTACCTTTGATCATCTCTCTTGCTTTAGCATAGTCCCACTCAGGTTCTTTTGTTACTGTGGGCGTTTTTGCTTTTACTGTAAATCCTTTTGCCATAATTAGGTCAAGTTTGAATGTGAATCGATTCAATAGTAATTATACTATCATCTTATACGATAGTCAATGATTACGGTTCGGTTATCAGTATTGAGTCACCATCTACTTCCATATTAATCTCTGTACCCTCATACCACCCGAATTCACTAATGATCCACTCAGGTACCTTGATCACATACTCACCTGTTACGGGATCGACCTCTACAGTCGAAAAATTTTCTCCGGGATTTTTTTGCATACAAGGTATTCCGTTTCTCACTTTTGTTTTATATAGAAAAGTCATGCCTTATACAAATAGGTCGCGAAAGCAAGACTTTATAGCTTAATGGTACCTAGTGGTTTTATATACGGGGGGGGCACACGGGCA